TGATGGTGTTAAAATCTTTGTTGCAAACGGATTAGCTGCTAACTTTATGATGGCTGCTCAAAAATCAAACTTATACTTTGGAACAGGTTTATTATCTGACCAAAATGAAGTTAGATTAATTGATATGGCTGATAATGACGGAAGTCAAAATGTAAGATTTATTATGAGATTTACTGCTGCTGTTCAATACGGTGTTGGTTCTGAAATCGTACTTTACACTCCAGCATAATTAATAACAAATAACTAATAAAAGGTGGTGCAATAAACGCCACCTTTTTTTTTAACTTTTAAAATATATATACTATGGCTTGTGATTTAAGTTTAGGTAGATTGGAAGTATGTAAAGACTCTGTAGGTGGTTTAAAAAATGTTTACTTCGTTAATTATGGCGATGCAACAGGTTACACTTACGATGCTACAAATACGGATGTAATCGATGCGGTTGCAGGTACTCCAAGTGCTTACAAATATGAGTTGAAAGGTGCAAGTACCTTTACTCAAAACGTTAATAGCTCAAGAGAAAACGGAACAACGTTTTTTGAGCAAGTTTTGGAATTAACATTTAAAAAATTAACTCCAAAAGATAATAAAGAATTAAAATTATTAGCTTACGGTCGCCCACAAGCTATTATTGAAGATAACAACGGTAATTTCTTTTACGCAGGTTTACAACACGGTATGGATGTAACAGGTGGTACTATCGTAACAGGTGGTGCAATGGGAGATTTATCTGGTTATACTTTAACATTAACAGGACAAGAAAAAGTAGCTGCTAACTTTATAGGAGATACTTTAACTGCTGCAGGTTTTACAGTAGTTTCTGGTACTTAAAAAATCTTTTTTTTAGTGTTAAAAAGCGTATATTAATTTATACGCTTTTTTTTGTTTTAACAAAAATGTAACTTTTGTGTTTTTAAATAAAAGAATATGATAATCTTAAGAGAACAAGAAACAGCACAAACATTAAACGCTATTATTTATGGTAGTGATGCTGATGCTATTGTATTGCGAGATGAAGAAACTAACATAGAAACAGAAATAAATTGCACGTTTTCAATAGATAGATATTTTGTAGCAACTTCTGCAATATTCCCAATTAAAGAAAACAAATACTATACGCTTACTATTTTAAATGGTACTGATATAGTTTATAGAGATAAAGTGTTTTGTACAAATCAAGTAATTTCAAGTTATACGATTAACAAAGACCAATACATACAACACACAACAACTAACGAATATAAAATATTTGAATAATATGTTTCACATTTTAAATTTAAGTGCATATACTTCACCACAAATAAACGAAAGTAAAAAAGGTGAGTTTGTAGAATACGGATTAGATAATAATTACTTTAATTTTTTAATTGAAAGGTATTTATACAGCACAACTAACAACGCTATTATAACAGGTGTTTCTAATATGATTTACGGAAAAGGTATATCAGCATTAGACGCAAATAAAAAACCTGATGAGTACGCTAAAATGATATCTATTATAAAACCTAACTGTTTAAAGAAAGTAGGTTTAGAACGCAAGTTATTAGGAATGGCTGCTATGCAAATTGGATATGAAAAAGGCGAGGTTAAATTTGTAGACCATTTTCCAATGCATACTTTACGAGCTGAAAAGTGTAATGATAAAGGCGAAATTGAAGCTTGGTATTACCACCCTGATTGGAATAATAAAAAACCAAGTGAAGAATTAAAACGTATTCCTGCTTTTGGTTTTGGTGATGGTAAAGAAGTTGAAATATACGTTATCAAACCTTATATTAGTGGTTATCATTATTACACTCCAATAGATTATTCTGGTGCTTTACCTTACGCAAAGTTAGAAGAAGAAATATCTGATTATTTAATTAACGATGTAATGAATGGTTTTAGTGGTACTAAAGTTATAAACTTTAATAACGGTGTGCCACCAGAAGAAAAAAGAGAAGAAATAGCAAACGAGGTTAAAAGAAAATTAACAGGTGCAAGAGGAGAAAAAGTAATTGTAGGTTTTAACAGCTCGGTAGAAAACAAAACTACTGTAGATGATATACCTTTAAATGATGCACCTGCACACTATGAATATTTAAGTAAAGAATGTTTCGAAAAATTAGTTGTAGGGCATAGAGTTACTTCACCAATGTTATTAGGTATTCGTGATGCTGGTGGTGGTTTTAGTAACAATGCAGACGAAATTAAAACAGCAACTTTATTATATGATAATTTAGTTATCAAACCTTACCAATTAGAAATTATCGAAGCGTTGGATATTATTTTAGCGGTTAATAATATTAAGTTAAAATTATATTTTAAAACTATACAACCTTTAGAATTTACAGATTTAGAAAACGCACAAACAGCAGAGCAAGTAGCAGAAGAAACAGGTACTAATTTATCTGCACATACAGACCCAAATATTGCAAACGCATTAATTGACAAAGGAGAAGTTTTAGGTGCTGAATGGGTTTTAATAGATGAAACAGAAGTAAATTTAGATAGCGAATTAGAATTAGATGCTGAAATTGAAGCTTTAAACAATAAGAAAAAACCAAGTTTATTACAAAAATTAGCTGCTACTATAACAGGTAGACCAAACGCAAACAGCGAACAAGATGAAAATATTGATGGTGTTCGTTTTATTACACGTTATAAATATAGCGGAAGTGCAATAGGTGAGCGTGAATTTTGCAATAAAATGATTAGTGCTGATAAACTATACAGAAAAGAAGATATAGAAAAAACAAATAGCAATACAGTAAACGCAGGGCAAGGACATAACGGAGAAAATTATAATTTGTTTTTATACAAGGGCGGAGTTAATTGTAAGCATAAATGGTTAAGACAAACTTACGTATCTTTTGAAAACATTAAAATAGATGTTACAAACCCAAACGCAACGCAAATAAGCACTAATAAAGCTGAAAAGTACGGTTATAGAGTAAGAAATGATAAAGAGGTGGCAATGAGACCTATTGATATGCCAAATAACGGACACCATCCAAATTATAAAAAATAATTATGGCATACGCATTATTAATAAGTACAGAAGATGTAAAGAAATTTACAATATTAAATGGTAATTTAGATGCTGATGATTTTATCGAGTATATTAAAATTAGCCAAGATATTACTATTCAAAATTATTTAGGTTCTCAACTTTACAAAAAGTTACAGGATTTGATTTTAAACGATGATATTAATGAAGCTGGGTTTGTAGACTACAAAAATCTTTTAGTTACGTATATCAAACCTATGCTTATTCATTGGGCAATGGTTTACTATTTACCATTTGCAGCATATACATTAAGTAACAAAGGTTTATTTAAACATAGCTCTGAAAACGCTACAAACGTAGATAAAGCAGAAGTAGATTTTTTAGTTGAAAAAGAAAGGGATATAGCAGAAAGTTATACACAAAGATTTATTGATTATATGTGTTTTAATACAACTACATTCCCAGAGTACAATGGTAATAATAACGAAGATGTAAACCCTGATACAAATAATTTTTATGGTGGCTGGCAAATATATTAACGTAAAAATAAAAAACTTTAAAAAGCTAAATTTATATTTAGCAAAAGTAGAGCAATTAAAAAAAGTAGAAACATTAAAATCTAACAATGGCAAATAGTATTGATTGGGGGCAGGGTGTAAACAACAACGATATTGGCTGGGGTCAAGGTGCTGTAAATAATGATATATCTTGGGGTTCTATTTATAATAATAGTTATAGTGGAGAAACTCAAATTTTTGGTAATATAATAAAATCCGTTGTAGATTTTATTAGTAGAATTGCTACAGATAGTGGAATATTTGAAGCAAAACAATGTTTAATTAATTTAATAGAAAATATATAATGAGTTTATTTGAAAGTGCTTCTTTGGTAGTAACACCAAACGGAACGAAAGCGAGTAAGTTATACGCTATAAAACCTACAAGCGGTGCAGGTGATTTAACAGTTACAAGAGCTACAACAGCAAGGAGAGTTAATAGTGCAGGTTTAATTGAAAGTGTAGCGGTTAATGTACCACGTTTAGATTATCTAAATTCTACTTGTCCGAGTGTATTAGTTGAGCCACAAAGAACAAACGTACAAACGTATAGTGAAGATTTTAGCAATGCTATTTATATAAAAATAGGTGCTACTGTAACTACAAATAGTATTGTTGCACCTGATGGAACTACTACAGCAGATAAATTAGTAGAAGATAATTCTACAGGTATACACGTTATTGATATTATTAACCCACCTGTAACTTTAGCAGATTATACAATTTCTGTATTTGTAAAAGCGGCTGAACGTAATAAATTTCAAATATCAGAAGTTTTTACAGTTGGTGGAAATGTTACATTTGATTTAACAGCAGGAACAGCTACAAGCACAGCACCTGCTAAAAATGGCAAAATAGAAAACTATGGTAACGGTTGGTATAAATGTTCTGCAACGTGGCCTAATTTAACAGGTGCAAGTACACAAATATTATTTACTTTATTAAACGCTTCTGGTGCTTCAAGCTATACAGGTACTTCTGGTTCTGGGCTTTACCTTTGGGGTGCTCAATTAGAAGCAGGGGCTTACGCTACTTCATACATTCCAACAGTAGCAAGTTCAGTAACACGTAACGCAGATGTAATATCTAAAACAGGAATAAGTAGTTTAATAGGGCAAACAGAGGGGACTTTGTTTTATGATTTAGTTTTTCCACAAAATCAAGATGCTTCTTATATTGGTGTATCAAATGGAACCACAGTGAATAGAATTATTTTAGGAGTAGAAGGAGGAACATTTTATTCTTTTGGTTATGGAACTGCAGTTTTAAGTTTAAATATAAATACACGCTATAAAATAGCTTTGTCTTATAATTCTACTAATATGTTAATATATGTAAATGGTGTTTTAACTAATACTGTTACAGGAAGCGTTCCAAGTGGTTTAAATAGATTTGGTTTAGATAGTGGTGGCGGAAATCAAAATTTAATTTCAAATATTAATACTTTAGCACTTTGGAAAACTCGTTTAACAAATGCTGAATTAGCAGAACTAACAACTATTTAATATGTACATATATAAATTAAAATACACAGACAAAGAAACTGCAATAGCTGACTTATTAGCTAAAAAAGTTTACGTAGAAGTAGAAAACATTAACAAAGAAATTACTTTAACTTACGGACAAGGTATACAAGCAATAGTAGAAATAGGTAAAATTGTTTTAGAAAATGGAACTTACGATGCAGACTTTAAAGAAATAACTGCACCTGTTTACGCTGATGGTTATCATTATGACGTAATGAGCGAAAACGAAATTAAGTTTACTAATGCTATTGAGGTTAATAACCCTAAACATATATTTGCAATATAATGAGCAATAGAGAAAAAATAGATTTATTTTTAAATAAATGGGTTAGTAGAAAATTAACAGTATTTGTAGTGGCTTGTATTGGCTTGTTTTTTGGCAATATAACTTCTACTGATTGGGTGATTATATCTACTTCTTATATAACTATCGAGGGTGTTACTAATATTGTTGAACGTTTAATGAAAGCTAAAAATGTCTCATAACGATTTTAAACTGTATTTTTTTAATGCTGTAGCTATGGCTTTAAGTTTCTCGAATATAGAAAATGTTTTAAAGATAATTCTATTAATAGCTTCTATTTTTTACACAATATTAAAAACAGTTGAAACTTTAAAGAAAAAAAAAGATGGCGAAAATAACGACTAATTTTAGTTTAGAGGAATTTAATTGTAAAGATGGTTTTACAATGCCAAACGATGTAATGATTAACATTATTAAATTGGCTAAAAATTTACAAGTGTTACGTGACGCTATTGGCAAAACAATTACTATTAATTCTGCATACAGGTCGCCAGACTACAATAAAAAAATAGGTGGTGTTAAAGATAGCCAACACTTAAAAGGCAATGCTTCAGATATTACTGTAAAAGGTATGACACCTAAAGAAGTTGCAAAAATAATTGAGGGTTTAATAGCAAGTGGTAAGATGCAACAGGGCGGTATAGGAATATATCCAAACTTTGTTCATTATGATATTCGAGGAGTAAAAGCTCGTTGGTAAAATCAAAAAAACCCTTACAAATGTTGCAAGGGTTTTTTCTTAACTATTAATCAAAACAAATTATGAATACGCAAATATAAAACAAATATTTGTTTATACAAAATAATTTTATATATTTGTTGAAACTTTTAAACAAATAAATTATGAGCGTATCAAAATGGAAAAATTACGATGCTAATTTAACTGAATTATTACAGGATAATAAAAACTGTACTGATACTGAAATAGCAAAAAAACTATTAAACACTAATGACGGTGGTAATGTTAATAAAGATGTAGATTTACTTCGCACTTACATTAAAAGACATAGAGCAAGATTGTTAGACCAACACGAGGGTATTTACAACGCTACAAACGAATTAGATGTACCAAACACTTCGGTTAAACATATGTGGTTAAAAACAAAGCAAAGTAGCATATTTGTTAAAAACCCTGAATACATAGAACCACAAACAGAAGTAGAATTAGAAAAAGAAATTGATTTTACAAACATTTTTAAAGATTTAGTTGTACCAATTAAATTACCAAAAATAGAACGTAAATTAGATTTATCAATTTTTGATAGATTAGTTTATACTGATGTTCACGTAGGTATGGAAGTAAACCAAAACGGTTACAGTTTATACGATGGTGCTTGGAATGAATTAGAATTAAACAATCGTTTAGAAACTATGGTTGCACAAACTTTAATTAACAAGCAATCAGATACATTATACATACACGAGTTAGGTGATTTTATGGATGGTTACGATGCTGTTACTACTCGTGGTGGGCATAGTTTACCACAAAATATGGATAATCAAAAAGCGTTTGATGTAGGTTTAGCTTTTAAAATTAAAATGATTGATGCTTTAATTCCTTACTATAATAATATAGAATGTACTAATATTTGTAATGATAACCACGCTGGAAGTTTTGGCTATATTGTTAATAGTGCTTTTAAAGCGTATATAGAGCTTAAATACGATAACGTTAAGGCAACTAATCAAAGAAAATTTATAGACCATTACATAGTAGAAAACAGATGTTTTATTTTATGTCACGGTAAAGATGATAAAAATATGAAGTTTGGTTTTAAACCACATTTAGACGCTGTACAAATTGAAAAGATTAAAAACTATATTGATGAGTACAGACTGCACAATTATACAATAGAATTTAGTAAAGGTGATAGTCACCAATTATTATTAGATTTTACTTCATCAAGTGCTTTTGAATATCAAAACTTTGGTGCATTTAGTCCACCATCGGACTGGGTAAAAACAAACTTTAAAAACACAAATAGTAGTTTTATTGTTTTTAATTATTACGAGAACCAAAAAAGTATTAACCCTATAATATTTTAACTATGGAAAAATACAAAACAATTCACGAAAATAAAATAATGATAAATCCGCCTAAAGAAAGGCAATATTCACCATTACAAAGAATATTAAGAATTATAAAATTCAATTATAATAGGGGTTGCAATAAAGAAAGCGTAAATAAAGTGTATCATAAAATAATAAAATTAAAATATGAAAATAGAAATTAAACATTACGGAAATACATACACCGTAGAAA